CCGCGCACAGGCGATCACTGGTACTGGCCTGCGGAGATGGCAACTCATCGCGAGGGAGCCGATCACCTTGAAGTGCCTTATGACAAGCGCCCCGGTGAAGGTGACATCATCACCCTTTAGTCTAGGGCAATAGAGTCCGCTATCATTTTCTGCGGATCAACGCCTAGCTTCTCTGCGACAAGCGCGTGAAGCGCAGGATCGCTAGCGTCCCAAACAAAAACTTCGCCTGTTTCTGGATCAACAATTCTCCGCGCTGCTTTAAACTTTGTCCGATCCAGAAACCCTTTCAGTTCACGCTCGGTCGGATTTTGCAGAATTTTGACAGGCGTATCAAAGAAATCCAATTCAAAGCTTCCCCGAGGAAGGCGACGCGCACCGCGCGCGACCATTCCAAGGCCAGGCAGTGCGCCTAAAAGGCCCAAAACAACGTCAGGAACGTTTCTGACAGCTTCTCTTGTGTTTCCTTCTAGCAGCGCACCCGTCGCCTCTGCACCCGCCCCCAATGCGTCACGCGCCGACAATATTTCCCCAGTGACCGGAGCGTTTTCCAATATCCTGCGTCCAGTGCTTGCGTCATCGGACTGAGGTGGACGCGAAAAAAGGTGTTCTGTCTCACCGCGTCGGAACCGCGAGATTGGCTAATTATGTCGCCGCCTTAAATCAGCCGCAGTTGGCATCAGTTACCCTTCGCCCCGACGCGGCGCTGAGACGGCAGATATTGTAGCGAATCGTCGAAATCAGCCGTTGGCGCTGTGATGTAGCCAGCCTGCAAGGCAAGCCAGCCATCGCGCGCCTCAATTTCGGCCTGTGGGGGTAACTGCAAACCGAAGTCGGGCGCGAGACGCTGCGCGAGTAACGCAACGACGCCACGCTCGTATTTCGCTGCGATGGGAAGATCAGCCGTGACATCGACGCCAGAGGCAGCCCAGGAGTCCAGCATCTCGTTGAACGCATTCAAGCCGTAATCGGCTTGCGTCGCGCTTGGATCGGCATTGGGCCGGATGATGTTCAAACGCCTGAAGGCGCGCGTGACGATTTCAGAAGCCGTGGCCATTTAGTGTCCCGTGATGCTGGCAGAACCTTTTTTTTCGGCTCCGCTCGTGAAAATGCCATCGCTAAGGCTCAGATCATTAGCCGTCGTGATGTTGTCACCCGATGCCTTGCCAAGAGCTCCGCTCGTGATCTGCTCAAACAGGAAGTTGCGCAAAATCCATGCGGCTTCGCGCCCCGTCAGGACAAACACGCCTGCATCAGCCACAACCGCAAAGGCCCGGCCAAGCAACACATCCTGCCCCGTCAGTGTGAACGCACCGGCTTCCGGTTCGATGAACCGTGTCGGACTTAGGAGCACATTTTGACCGGCAAGCGAATAGCTGCCTGCCTCAACACCAAGCAGAAACTCGCGGGACAGGCTTGCATCTTGTCCCGCAAACGTAAATGCCCCTGCTGCGCTGTCGAGCAGCAGATTACGAGCGAATTTTGCCGCCTGTCCCGAAAGCGTGAATGCGCCTGATTCTCCATCAAGCAGCAAAGCGCGCGTGAGCGCTGCATCCTGCCCTGTAAACAGGAATGCCCCAGACTCCGCCGCGACGAAAGTCGAAACCGCAAGCGTCGCGTCTTGTCCTGTAACCGTGAAGCTCGCCGCTTCACCGTCAAGCAGCAGATCGCGCAATAGGCCCGCGTCTTGGCCGGTGAACGCAAATGCGCCAGCATTCGCGACAAGCGGGATTTGCCTGACAAGGCCAGCATCCTGCCCGGTGAGCAAATAGCTCGCCGCTTCCGCTTGCAGCAAGACACTGCGCAGAAGCGCCACATCCTGCCCTGTCAGAGTTAACGAAGCCGCCTCGGCACTGACAAGCTTGTCACGGATAAGTCCGACGGCTTGGCCTGACAGGGTGAAAGCGCCTGCATCAACTTGCAGCGCTAACGTCTTGAGCAGATCGACGGCTTGGCCTGTGAACGTGAACGCTCCAGCACCCGCTGCAATGAACAAATCCCGGAGCAGGCCAACATCCTGACCGGCGAAGGTGAACGAGCCTGCTTCAGCGGCAAGCTCTACAGATTCGTCACGGTACTCATTCGACGATCCGTCGATGTACTGATTGCCGGATTCATCGACATAGGTCGCCACGCATCAGCTCCTAGCCCGTGCGGCCCTTCAGCGCGCGCGTGATCATCGCGGCTTCGTTTTCAAGCTCTGCCAGTCTCGGAACCTCGATTTCCTTGATCTGGCTGGACAGTTCGCGCACGCGCGGCTCATAAGCCTGCACAAGCTTGTCACGCTCACTGCGCAACGGCTGCGTCTTGGCGAGGATGGCTTCGCGCTCCTGGCGATTGGCCTTGAAGCGCTCGCGCAATTTGTCTTCGCTAAGTTCCATGATAGCGCTCCTATGCAATCGTCAGAATGCCGTTGGTCGGGTCGGCATCCCACGTAAAGGATTCTCCATCCGAAAGCGTCACAGCCGATCCGTTATCCCAGTAGCCGATCAGTTCGTCATTGGTCGCCGTATCGTTGTAAAGCACGGCATACTGAAACGGACCAATCGACCCGCCGGATGCGGTGAAAGTCACATCGGCAAGGACAAGCTTGTAAGTGCCGCTCGCTTGCGCGGAACTGGAAATCGTCGCCTGCGTGCCGCCCGCCGTGTAACCGTTGCCCGCCGATATTTCCGTTATGTCGGCAAAATGATCATCGGTTGCATTGGGCGCGGTATTTGTGAGCGCCACCTTGAGCGTGTCACTGCCAAGATTATGCGCCTTTTCGGCCAATGCCTCAACAAATGGCTGAAACTTGTTGAAAGTCGCCATGTTCTAAATCCCCGCCTTTTCCTTGATCGCCGCGCGAATGCGATCATCACCCCAGCGTTTGTCGATCTGAACGCCAGCACGCTCAGCAACCGCGATCAGTTCATGACGCGGCAAGCTGTCGACATCATCGCTGAGTTTTTCGTCTTCGCCCTTGTCCGGTTTGATCTGCGGAGCAACCGGCTTCTTGCCCGAGCGGGCCGCAACCCATTCATCGCGCGTCATCCAGCCGCCATTCGCAGGAGGTGAATTAAAGACGGCACCTTCCCTGGTGCCGGTCTTCGGGTTCTTCCTGTAAAGCCACTTAGGCCACTCGCTTGACATCGCCCTCTTCCTCGTTTCGCTTGGCAATCATGAACGGCTTGCCAGCACGGAACTGCGCAACCTCCAGACCAAGCTGTGCTGCGTGTTCCAGTGCGGTATTGGCAACGGCCTGATCATCGGCGTCGTCAATCATCACCCGGCATCGCTGGGCTAATTGATCGCCGTAAAGCCGCCAGAAGCCCTCACGAGCGCCACATTTGCTTCGCGGCGGCCCATCTACCACGGCAACGGAAAAGCCCTGATACGGCTTCCAGAGCGATCCTGAGTACCATTTGAACGACACGCCATCGGCAACGTATTCGCCAAGCGGCGCGTGTTTCAGGATGACCACATCGTCAAGGCCGTAGCTGCTGAGCAGATTGAGCGTCGCGGCGTGCCAGCCATCGTCATGCTCAAGGCAATAGACCTGCTGCCCGCTGAGCTTCGCGCCCATGGCAAGAGCCAAAGTGGACAGCCCGGAGCCGCATTCAATGATCGGGCCTTGCGCATCGCGCGCGACCAGGTAGCAGGCTTCAACAAAATCCGTGCTTGGTGCCCATTCAGCATTGAAGTAGCTGTTACGCCAACGATCCCAGATATCCATAGAGGTCTGCCCAGCCAGAAGACGGCGGGTCATCTCATCGAACTCAATATGCGTAAGATCGTTCTTCTTGCGCAGCCATGCGCCCGCGCAGCCTGTGCACTGCTTCTCGCCTATGTGGCTGAGCATGAAGTTGGGATCGGCGTAAATCCGACCGCCCTTGGCGCGCCACAGGCGGCAGAAGTGATAATCACCGCCCCACTGGTCGCCGAAGTCGCCTGCCTCATACCAGGGGACATCCTCGCTCGCAGCCTTGCCGGGGTTCTCTTCCCATACGACATGCGTGCGCGCAAAGATCCGAGGTATCGGCCTGGTGATGGAGCGGTTTTCCGTCTTGCCGTAAAACTTCGGCGCGTCCTTGGCCAGCGCCTCCAGCACATGCCGCCTAATCTTGAGAAAGCCTGTCGGCGCGTTCTCGATCTCGATCAGCCCAGCGTCATCGGCGTAAACGTCGCCATCCTTAATGTGAACCGGGTAGTTTTCTTCGTCCTGCTTGTAAGGATACAGCCCCGCAACAACGTCCTTGTCGTGCCGATAGAGCCGGACCAGATCACGGCCCGATGCAACGACATCAGCGTCGATGAAAATCAGCGTGTCGGCTTTGGTGTTCAAGAATTGCCGGACCAGATAGTTGCGCGCGTCATCGACATGGCAATTGCCCGACAACACACACAGATCGCACGCGATTCCCGCTTGCTCCAGAGCGTTGCGATAATCCCAGAAGGACACCGCCACCTTGGCGGGGAAACCGCCCATCACCGGAACCGCCAGGAAGACATGCGAAGAGGCCCCCGGATTGGGGGCCTCAACGTGATACACCTGCACCATGCCTAGATGATGCCGTATGCTTTGAGAGCATCCTGAATGTCGTTGATCCGCGTGGCCAGCGCCGAATTGCTCGGCGTGGTGGTCAGCGCGGTCGTGACGACAGTCTGCTTGGCAACCGGCGTGGTACCGTAAAAGCCAAGTTTGCCCCCCGATCGGCCAAGAATCTCGCCTTCGGTGGAGCCATTTCCTATTTGTTCAGCCATCGCTTAATTCTCCTTATGCGCTGCCGGACATGCGGGTTGCCAGACGTGGATCAATCGCCTTGACGCCATACAAGATGTCGAAGCGATAGAATTCCTTGTCATTGGTGATGTCGTAGTCTTGAATCATGCGGACCGAGAAGCCGTTCGCAGACTCACGCGCCGCCATGCTGGCACCGCTCGGCAGAACCATCGGCACCATCACCAAAGCAAACGCGTTCTTGTGGAACACGAGGTTCTGGCGGTAGTTGGCAGAGGCCGTGCCAAGAGGCGTGATCACCGCATCATCGGCCGGAGCCGCAGAAACGGTCCGATACGGACCAGATGTGACAATCGGAGGCGATACCACAACGCTGGTCGCGGAGCCTTCCGACGCATTCGTGGTCGCATCCGACATGACCGTGAACTGCTGCAAGAAGTCCAGCGTCTGCTTCGTCACCGGGTTGACCGCATAGACGCCGGAAATGGTGAACACGTCACCTTTCTTGATCGCCTTGTTGGTCGTCCAGCCATCGGTGGTCAGCGTCTGGGTGAACGTATCCTTGACCGACAAATACGTCTTGGTCTGAGACCCGCCACGGATCGCCGCCGGGGTGGTCGTGCTGTTATGAGAGGCAAAGCCAGCGCCAACCGTATGCGTTGCGATGTTCTGACCCATGAACGTATCCACGTCGCCAACCATCGGCAGACGGGCGCGCTCAAGAGCTTCACGAGCGGTCCGGTCGATATTGAGCGAGGTAAAGTTCGCAGCAAGTGCCCAGTGATCGGCAGGCGTCATGACGGCGTTGCGCGGATAAGGCACAGCCATTTCGTCAAGACGCTGCGGACCAGCCGAGAAGTCGGAGAACGAATTCACCGTCTGACCCGGCGTGCCGACCCAGTTCCACACTTCATTGTAGAGCGCCAACACGTCCTGATCGACCTGGTTCGCAAGCTTGATCATGGCGGGTTCGATATACCGCTCTGAAAAGTTCTCAATCGAGAGCGTCAGCTCTTCCGACCCGAACCGCATGTCCACGCCGCGCTGCTTATCGACAGTGATATCGACCTTGCCCTCAATTGCATCCTCGACATCAAGCGTCGCGCCTTCACGAATGGAGAACTGAAGCGGACGACGGATCGACACCTTCTCGCCGACCTTGGTTGTGCCGAACTCGGCCTCAAAATCGCGGTGGACCAGCCGAGCCGCGACAAGGTTGTTTTCGAGCTGGACAAGCGCCTCTCGGGCAATCATGTCCGGCGTAAGCAGAGAATTAGCCATTTGCTAAGTTCCTATTTTCTCTGCCCGTTCCGCCATGCTTTGTATTCCGAATACGACATCTGGTCCGGGGTGCGCTCTTCCTGTGCGCCTTGGCCGGATATCGTCTTTGGAGGCGGAGGGGCTGTTGACACCTTTTTGGGCGCGGTCGCCGCAAAGCGGCTTTCCAAACGCCCGATCTCTCGTGCCGCTGCGAGCGGCGTAAGGCGGGCAATCCGCTCAGCCTCAGAAGGATTCTTGCCAAGGTGATACGCGATCTCCGGCCCCTGCTCAGATTCCTGAACAAGCTGGACCATCGACGGCGAGTAGGGCACCCGGTCTGAGAGTGCGACTTGCTCGAAGTCCGGAATGCGCGCCTTTGCATCTTCTGCGCGCGCGCGGAAGATTTCGGCACGTTCCGCCTGAGCGCGTTCAGCGGCCTCGCGTTGCTCACGCTGCCAACGTTCGCGTTCGGCTTCACGCAGTTCGGCACGAATGATGGCGCGCTGATAATCGGCATCGCTTTCATACTCGGAAGCGTCCCGAAGCTGCTCGCTCTCATACTGCTGAAGCTGGCGCTCGGCCTGCTCGGCCCTTGACTCCGCGTCCTTTGCGCGGCTCACAAGTTCCTGAATGCGCTCTTTTGCTCGGCTTTCCCTTCTGGGCTGATCGGATTCGCCCTGATCTACGGGTGTCTCGGCCCCCGTCTCGCGCGCGTCGCCACCATCAAGGGCGGTGGCGTCTTGTGTTTCAGTCTCCACCGGAGGCCGGTTGTGCCCGATTCCGGGCGTCTGACCTTCGGTCCCAGTGTGTGTTTCGGCAGTTTCGCCCGCCGACGGCGTGTGTTCGTCGTGCTCCGACATGGGTAGTTTGGTCCTGTTGCAACAAAAAAGGCCGCTGAAAAGCGACCTTGGGGTTGAAGAGTCTCTTCAGTTGTACGCGTACTGTCCGGCGCGCCCTTTAGCGGCACACGCCGGAAATTCGGTTAGCGGTCCTGTCCCGCGACGATGAATTCAACGCCGTCAGGATGTTCAAATAGCTGAAACGGGCCAGCAATCGTCATTTCGCGGCGCAGCGCATCGGTTTGCGTGAAATCGCGCGCTTTCTTCAAAGCGATATAGTCCGCGACAAGATCGCGCCCCCAATCAGCGTTGTTGTGTCCACTTGGAGGCGGCAAGTCTCCATCCTTGAGGATGTATCCGCCCTGCTCGATTACGACACCCCCAGCGTCCCACGGGCGATGCCGGTGAATCGCTATGCGAAGATTTGCAATGCGTGCGCGCTCGTCCAGTGACTGCCAGTAGGAAATCTCATAGCTGGTCATGCGGGCCGCGCGCAGACGAACATCCTTTCGATCTTGCGCCTGAGAATCGTGTACGACGCGCCGTGGCAGTCGTGGGAAATCCTCAAGATCAAGAAAAGCCACGCGCGGATCGTCGGCGTCGTAGTGAATGTCAACCCACAAAAGCTCCGGATTGCGCCCTTGCCTTTGTGCGTGATGATCGTTTTCCCACACCTCGCCGATCACAAGCCAATTGGAACCGGGGCCCCTCTGGATCGGAAAGGTCAATCCATACTCGCCAATCGGCCGATAAGATTCACCGCTCAAAAAGCACCTCAAGATGCCAAAACGTCGCTCCGCATACGACGTCATAGCTTGACATGACACGGGCGTCGATCATCCGGGAAAACCCATCCTCGTCAAATCGCTCTCTCAGCTTGACGGCTGCCGGATGAAAATATCGATCGTCCCTTTTCTCGTCGATTCCAGAGCCAATTTCTTCTAGAATGGAGAAGCCAAACTGCTGCGTTTCGCCGCCATGATAGTCCGAAACGGGTAGTGAAAACTCGTCGCGAAGCATCACTTGCCATTCCCGCGTGTATTCCCGAACCGGAGAGTCCCCATCGATGAAGTCCGGGATCGGTAGCGCCGTAGCTGTCATCATGACCTCGCTTCTCCAAACACCTCAAGCTGTTTCATGAGGTTGTCTATAGCGTGGCCTTCGGCCTGCTGCAAGTTCTCTGCCGCTTCCGTGCGCGTCTTGATCATGCCAGCCTCTTCGGCTTCAACTTCGGCGCGCAGTTTCATAACCTCAGCCTCAAGCTTCTCGGCATTTAGCTGCGCCGTGCGAAGCTGCAATTCCTGCACCGTCTGCTGAAGCTGTTGCGCCTGCTGTGCCGCTGCCTGTTGCTGTTCGTCGGCTTCATCGTCCGGGCCGCGCACTTCTAGCGGGACAGTGCGCTTCAACCGTTCGGCAATTTCGTCAGCCCCAGCCCAATCCAAATTCTTGGCAATGAGATCGACAATCGCCGGTCCAGACTGCGGAATCGCACGGGCAAACTCCAGCATCTGGTTGGCTGCCTCGATCCGCTGCGTTGTATAGCTTGGCCCGATGCGCACCCGGACATCAAACCGTCCCTGGCTCAAATTGTTGAACAGGATCGGCTCGCCGGAGTCCGTCATCATCTGCTGATTGATCGGCACAAACTCCTGACTATCATCCGGGCGAATGATCCTGATCTGGCGTTCGGTGTCGTAAATGCGCGGGATCAGATCAACAAGGATATGCCCCAAATGACGCAGCGAGACGTTGAGGTTGTCCTGAAAGTGGAACGTGCCGACATCGCCTTCGCGCTGCCTTGCAAGGATCGCGCGACCCGATGTTTCGTTGCCGGACGCGCCGAGCGAGGCATCGAATATGCCCGTCGTCGCTTTCATGTCATCAGAGGCAATCGCACTTTCCTGCACGAGCGCCTGCGGCGGCTGCGGCGGCTGCTCCCGGATCGGCCTTCCGCCCGGAGCCTTATCGTCCGGCTCATAAAGCAGATACGGACGGTTCTTGGTATTGTGGCTGTCCCACTGCGCCTTGTACTTGCCGATCATGTCAGACGTGACAAGCCACGGGGCTTTCGGCGCAAGGGCAATGGACTCAGCCGCTGCCGATCTCCAATAATTGTAGAGCTGCTGCGGATCGCGGGCAAACCTGATCAATCCGTAACGCACGGATTTTGTCTCTAGAGGAACTTCAGCGCCAAGCACAGGAATGATCGGAATGAACTTCCCTGACCAGTCGTTCGGGCCTTCAAGGATTTCATCTCCCGTCATAAGGTAATGCACGACGCGGTGGCTATCGACCATGCGCTCGCGCACCGGATCAGGCAAGAACGCCTTCTGTTCGCCGGTCAGGTCGGTGACATCAAGCGTCGAGCCGTCCTGAAAAAGCGCCAGCTTGCGCTTGGCCGGAACCTTTTTCCAGTACTCCGCAATGCGAACGTGATCGTGGCTCTTCCAGTAAAGGCCGCTGTCCGCAGTCGCATCCTGACTGACATCAAAATTTTCACGCCGCGCATCGGGATATTGCGCCTTGAAATCATCAACCGGCATCATTTCGGTGACGATACACCACTGCGCATCGGAGCGATCCGGCATGACCGCGGCCGGGTCCCAATACACGCTCAGAGGCTTGGCAATGCGCTTGATCAGAATTTCCTGGTCAAAGCTGGCATCGTCGATGAAATCGGTCGTGACCCTGAAATGACCAATTCCGCAGCTTACAGCGTGCCCCGCCGCTGTCGCATAGACATTCTGCGCGCCTGAGCGATATTCAATCTGCCGGATCAGGCCGGTAAAAATATCCCCGAGTTCTTTGGTTGCCGCGCCATCGGCAGGGACCGTGCGAATTGCAGGCGGGTTCTGCCGCACTTCGTTGATCACCTGGTTGACGAAGGTTGGAAGCCGGTTGATGGTCAGGACAGGGCGATTGTCGCTCTCGCGCTGGCGGCGGATTTCCTGCGGCCACTGATCTCCCGCCAGAAAACGCAAGTCCTTGTGCGCGTCTTCGCGGTTCTCACGGTCATGCTGCCACGCCGCATCGGCACGATCTCTTGCCTCGCGCAAAAGCGCGCGTTCGCGTTTGGTGACAGGTGCCATTGCGCCTCTAGTGTCCTAGCCAGCCGCCGCGTGAAGGCGTTTCGGCAAAGTCTTGCGACCAGTCATACGTTTCTTTCCTCACCATCGACGGGAATAGCTCAGTGAAAGCCCAAACCAGCGCGTCAACGCGGTCTGCGGTTGTCTCGCCAACAATGCCGTTCGGCGTAAACAGAACCATCTGATCCTCAAGCGTCGCGTGAGACCCCACGTGAGAGACGCGCCCTTGCTCATACAGAGCCGCAATCGGTTCTGCACGGGTTGCCTTGCCTTTTGAAGCGCGCACCGTCCTGACGCCGATATTCGGCCTTTCGGCCTTGATCACGGCCTCGACCATCGCGCCGCCCTGGTTGATCTCCGCAACAATCACGTCGCCGGAATACAGATCATAAGCAGATAGCGCGCGCCGCGCCCATCCGTTCGGGCTAAGGCGGCACGATAGATCATCCAGCACATAGCCACGCCCATCAACGCCAAGCCCCGCTGCGATGATGCCCGTTTCAGAACCGTCTTCGGCCACAGGCTTGCCCGGCTCTTTCGCCGCCGGGTCAATTGCGATCACGACGCGCTGCATGTCCGGTAGCTTGTCGCTGGAAATGCGATGCTCGTCGAGCGCCTTGCGCGACCAGAGCGCGCCGGGCACATCGTCCAGGACTTCGGCATCTAGTTCTTGACGGCCTAACCGCGTACCCTCATAGCGCGCGACGATCTTCTTGTAGAACTTCTCCGCAAGATTTGACCTGTTGTCATAGGTAGAGCCGCGTGTGACGACCGTTCCCGGATCACCGAGCAATTCCTTGATGATCGGTATCGGTCGCGGCGTCGTCGTCACCACCTGGCGCGGATCGTTGCCAGCACGCAAACCGAATTGCAGCATGTCGTAAGTCTCTTGCGCATAGCGCCATTTCGCAAGCTCGTCGAGCCACGCCGCCTCGTGCTCCGGGCCGCGAAGCTGATCGGGTTCGGTGGCATTGAACAACAGCGCAACCGCCCCGTTTGGCCATGTCAGCGAACGTGTTGAGGACTGATAGGTTGGCCGGAAGTCGCTCGGATGCGTCGCAAGGATGCCAGCCGGTCCCTTGGCGATCACGTCTCGCGCATCAGCAGCGGTTTCGGCCACAATGGCAATGCGTCCATATTGGCCTTTGGCTAGCGGCGTCTTCCCGCATACAACGGATCGGACCCATTCGGCCCCTGTTCTCGTTTTGCCGTAGCCACGGCCTGCAAGGATCAGCCATGTGACCCAATCGCCTTGAGGCGGCAGTTGTTCGGGCCTTGCCCAGAACGGCCAATGATAATCAAGCGCGGCAAGCTCCTGAGCGCTAAGTGCCGCCAGTTCTTTCCGTCGCTGTTCCTCTGGAAGCGATGCGAGCAATTCGGCTGGAGAACTCATCTAGCTTGTGCTCATGCTTGATTGGGTTCTTTTCATCGCCGGAGTGCTCGTGCTTGTCTTTCTGGCCCAAGTGCTGCTTTCCGAGCCAGACAAGCATGGTTGTGTTGCCGCTGTCGGCTGCTTGAAACTGTCGTCGGCGCAGGCTGATTTTTCCCTGCTGGGCTCCCATTTCCATCGCGTCGCGCGCCTTTTTGTTCTTGCGTAAAAAATCGGTGAACGTCTTGCGCGAGACTTCCAGAAATGCCGCTGCCTCTTCTTGTGTAGCCTGAATCCGGCCGAGCTTGCGCAAGGTGTCGAGCGTCTCTTCGTCAGCCTGTAGGGCAGGCGGGCGACCGCGTTTGCTCTTTGGCTTTTCCGTTGGTTCGCTCATGATCTTTGCGCATCTCGCCTATGGCTTCGTCGTAACAGCGTTTGGAGTTGTCGGCGCTGTCGAAGCGTTCCTCGCATAGCTGCTCGAAGGTTAAGCCGGTTTCCTCGTGGATGGCTGTCTTGCCCGTGTAGTCCTGCCAGCGCTTGATGATGACATCGACATAGGGCGGGTGGAGTTCCAGCCCGTAGCAGTGACGGTTCTCCATCTCGGCGGCAATCAATGTCGTGCCGGAGCCGAGGAATGGATCGTAGATGCTGTCGCCGGGTTTCGAGTTGTTCAGGATCGGACGGCGCATCGCCTCGATGGGCTTCTGCGTCGAGTGGCCGGTTTCCGATTTGCGGTGATCAATGCTCCAGAGCGTCGTCTGTTTGCGGTCGCCGTTCCAGTGAGCCTTGCTCTTCTTGCGCACTGCGTACCAACAAGGTTCGTGCTGGACGTGATAATTGCCGCGCCCGATAATAAGTCGCGGTTTTGCCCAAATCACCTGCATCCGCACGTCAAAACCGCAGTCCATCAGGTTCTGACAGAACGTCATCTGCAGGGCACCCGCCGGGTGCCAGACATAGGCCACGTCGCCGGAAAACAGCGAATAGGCTTCCGACCAGTCGGCCCTCGTGTCGTTCACCACTGGCCCTACGGCGCGTCCGCCGTAGGGCTTGCCGTTGGCCCTGACAGCACGATTCCGCCAGTCCGCATCGTAGTTCACCCCATAAGGCGGGTCAGTGACCATCAGGTGCGGCTTGACGCCGTTCAGAACGCGCTCGACATCGGTTGCACTGGTCGAGTCCCCGCAGATGATCCGGTGATTGCCCAGCAGCCAGACATCGCCGGTGACGGTCACGGGATTGACAGGCGTCTCGGGTGTCTGTTCGGCCCGCGCGATTTCTTCATCATCAGTGAGCAGGCGATTCAACTCCGGCATGTCGAAGCCGGTCAGCTCAAGATCGAAGTCCAGTTCCTTGAGATCGCCAAGCTCCAGCTTGAGCAGGTCCGCATCCCAATCGGTTTCCTGCGCGACGCGGTTGTCAGCGAGGCGGTAGGCTTTGGCCTATTCCGGTGTGAGATCGGCAACGTGAACCGGGACTTTTTTCAGACCAAGCTGCTTCGAGGCCAGAAGGCGCGTATGACCCGCAATGATAACGCCGTCCTTGTCCACGATGATCGGCTGGCGAAAGCCGTACTCCTGAATGGACCGCGCGACCTTGGCAATCGCGCTGTCAGGGCATTTGCGCGGGTTTTGCTCGTAAGGCTTAAGCTTATCGATGGCACATAGTTCGATTTTCACGAGTGTTGCCCGCGCTATGTGTTAGCTATCGCTGCGGCTTGGCGCACGGTCAGAGGCACCGTTGCCACGCTGGGCAGGTTTGC